GGAGGTTGGGATGGTGGAATAGATCAAACCCCAAAAACCAAGACATGGAAAACTCGATGGCCGAATGGGATTTGCATTCAATTCCCCGGATCGGACTGCCCGAACATGGACGTGTCACCAGACGAAACGGTTCCATTTCCGTACCTGATGACCCGAAAGCAAATGGAGGAAGATGCCAAGATTTGGGGAAAAGATGACTGGCATTACACGATGTTCAACGAGGGTCGTATGCCAAAGGGTCAAGGCTCTCGAAGGATTATCACGCGCCAACTGTGCATCAAACACAAGGCGCTTACCGATCCGATATGGAAGAACACCAACCGAACAAAGATCGTGTCACTGGATGCTGCGTATCGTTCAGTCGGCGGGGACCGATGCGTTTTGATGACACTGGAGTTTGGTGATGAGGGAATAATTGAGGACTCCAGCATTGATGATGAACAGAATTTAGTAAACCAGATTCTTAACCAGCAGAGCAGTCGAAGGATAATCGCTTTAATCGACCTGACCATTATCCCAATCAAGGGTGATGAGTTTGAATCTCCAGAGGACCAGATCGTGATGTTCACCAAAAAGTATTGTGAGGACAGACAGGTTTCTCCCAAGAATTTCTTCTTCGATTCCGGCATGAGAACGTCCTTGGTCACGTCATTTACCAGGCTGTGGTCAACGGACGTGAATCCAGTTGACTGTGGAGGAAAACCGTCTGACCGAAGTGTTTCCGAAAATATTGACGTGAAGTGTTGCGATTACTACTCAAAGCGAATCACTGAGTTCTGGTACTCGGTTGGACTGATTATCACAGCGGGACAGTTCAGGGGAATGACCGAGGACGTAATGACCGAGGGTTGCTATCGGGAATGGAAAACTGTGGCCGGTAACAAGATTGAGGTCGAAACCAAATCGGACATGAAGGAAAAAACGGGCAGATCCCCGGATTTGTTTGACTGTCTTTGTATTGGTGTCGAGGGTGCACGTCAGCGTGGGTTCCTGATACGCCGTCTCGTAAACAAAGATTATATAGAAACCGACACCCGTTGGAAGAATGAACTCAAACGAAAGGTGATGGAATCGGTTAAGTCGAAACAGTTGAACTACGCAGCATGAAAATCCTTTTGGTAAATGGTCAAGTTATCCGACAGCAAATCTGGATCAGTTTTAATGATAGAAGCAGGGCTATTGATGTTCGATCCTTGATTAAATCTGGATACCCGAGTCTTAGACATTGCTTGTTTTCCACGGTAACAGAGGATGGTGAATGCATCTGGACTGAGGAATTGACTCTTAAAGACCTGATGTATTTGCTAAGAGTGTTCGTGGCCTACCAGGTGGCCAAAACATCTTTATCGTTAAGGATCTGAACGCCGTCCGTGAACTCGTACAGATTATCGACATTCCCATGAACGATCACCTTATCTCCAGGTTTGATGTCTTTGGTTTTGGGTCCAACATCGATCACTTCCCACCTTTTTCTGTCATCTTGGAATTTCTCAACCAGAAATATGCTGCCTTTCTTGGTTTCTTGTGGGAGTGGTCTAACGAGAATCCGTGAACCGAGTAGTTTCAATCTGGACATAGTTTTTGTTGGTGCTAACTATTGGATTATATATGCCTCGCCTACTGGATCGTCAAAAACAAATTCCCGGAGGGTTAATTTTCTACGAGCCTTCCACAAAATGGAAGTGCAGGCCATGGTCAAGCTTTGACCAAGTGGTAAGGGATTTGATCGCACATCGCCTTGGAAATCCTGCCCTTATAGAAAAGAACAAGTGGAAAACGGATTATGAGAGCGTGGCAAACGAGGTGGATGAATACAATGCCCTTCGATGCTTCCAAATGGGCTGGAACAATTTTATCGTTCAACTTCAAGGAGCATCACCGCCCCCAAAATCCTTGTCCCCGCACCAGCAAGGTCAAGTCGCTGCTGTGGCGGGGCGCGTTAAGAAAATCTGGGCGGGTATTAAGACACTCAACGATTGGATTGATTCCGGGGACGATCCAGTTCCAAAGGTTCAGTCTGAAACTAGGGCCGCTGCCTGTGCTTCATGTCCACAGAATGGTGAAGGCGATTTCTCGAAATGGTTTACGGCTCCAGCGAGTGAGGCAATAAAGAAACAACTAGAGCGATTGAGTCAACTCAATCTTTCAACGTCTCTCGATGAAAAGTTGAACATTTGTTCAGTATGTTTGTGCCCGCTCAAATTGAAGGTGCAGACACCTATGGCGTACATCAAAAAACATCTTAGCGATCAGGTATTTGATGAATTGAAAAGGGTTCCGGGATGCTGGATTGTCAGCGAACTCAGGTCGTGAAAGTGGCCTTGGTTTACATTTTCCCCACGGCATATTTCAAAACATACGAGCCAATGGTAAAGCGGTTCGTTAATTCATACATGGATCATCCTCCAGGGGAATCAGACCATGAAATCCATGTGGTGGTGAATGGACCTAGGATCAACACGCGCCAGGAAACTTTGTTCAATCCTTTGAAGGTCCACTTCCTTCAGCACAACAATGTGGGGAAAGACATAGGTGGATTTGTGGCCTTCGCTTCTCAAACGGATTGCGATTTGATGGTGTGCCTCGGAACCCCGGTTTACTTCCGAAAGGCTGGATGGTTGGATTTGTTGATTCAGGCATTTCTGGATAACGGACCAGGGTTGTATGGCCCGTGGTGTTTTCATGAACCAAGGCCACATGTAAGAACCACAGCATTTGCTTTACCACCAATGATTTTGAACGCATACCCGTTCGCAATCGGTGATGCTCAGCGTTATCAATTCGAGCATGGCCCAGACAGCATTACCTTATGGACAAAGCGTATGGGGTTTCCGGTACTGCAAGTTTCGTGGGATGGCGTGTTTGATTTTGAAAACTGGCACCCGGTCAAAAACGAGGAAAGTCTTATGTTAGACCAGCACACTAGCCTTGTTCATTGGACATGAAACCGATTGCGCTGTTTTACCATTGCATCGTCTCCAGTCCATTTATTGACTCAGATCACGCACTCAACATTCTCGAAGATCAGATGTCAGCTTTGCAATCAAGCGGATTGGCAAAAGCTTCTACTTTTACTTTCATAGGATGCAATGGGTTTGAATCGGATCTGGTTCCAGTTCTCATGCACGCGCCGAGTGATTGCACGGTGAAACATTTCCCCAGAGGTCAATCCGAGATACCAACCATGGATGCGATGAGGCAATGGTGCAAGATAAACCCAGGATACAACGTCTTTTATCATCACATCAAAGGCGTAAGCCACGGACCAACCGATCCTTACAAGAAATGGCGTCAGTGCATGGAGCGAGTTTGCGTTCATCAATGGAGGCAATGCGTGAGGGCTTTGGAAGATGGCTATGATTCATGTGGAGCGCACTGGCTGACACCTGAACATAATGGGCTTGTCACAATACCAATGTGGGGTGGTAATTTCTTCTGGGCTACATCAGACTTTCTGGCCACACTTCCAGAATTGCATCAGGACACATACGAGAACCGTTTCGAGGCAGAGTCTTGGATCGGAATGGGTCCACGCCGACCAAAGGTGAAAGACTTCGCTCCACACTGGCCGATGCAGGGAGGATGCTGGTGAAAGTTAGTAAATCCAACAACACAAAACCAACATAAATGAAAACTACAGTTATACATCATAGCGCCGACTTCGACGGACTTTTCTGCCGAGAAATTGCACGCAAGTTTTTACCCGATGCCAAGTTGATCGGGTGGGACTATGGAGACAAGAAACTTCCGATACCGGAAGGACAAACCTACATTCTGGACCTTTCTCCAGACAGCCTTGAGGATGGTCATTTAGCCAACGTGATTTGGATAGATCACCACAAAACGGCCATTGATAAGTATGGCTCGTCGCTTCCCGGTTATCGTATCGACGGCGTGGCAGCGTGTAGGTTGTCGTGGCAATGGTTCATGCATTGTGCGCTTCCAGACCATGACGGACACGAGCTTCCATTAAAGCAGGATTACATCAACCGAAGGGTGATTGAGCCATTGTCGGTCAGGCTCGCTGGAGAATATGATATTTGGGACAAGCGAGATCTGAATGCAGAACTTTTTCAACATGGCCTGAGAAGTCGGGATCTTGAAAACGATTGGGCCAACCTTTTGGAATTGGATCGCCGAATGTCCATTTCTGAAATCGAATCTCTCATCGACGTTGGCCACACCAAAGACCTTCTTAAACCTGACGGAACTACACCAAACCCAACAGTGATTAGATTGCTTGATCAGGGTCGAGGTATTCAATACGCCAAAGCCCATGAGAATGAATCCATTATCAAAAACATGGGTTTTACAATTCAGTTCGAGGGGTTGACGTTCTTAGCCTGTAATCACGCTCGCTATAATTCTTTACTTTTTACGGCTGGGCTAAAACCAGAACATGACGCCTGTTTCGGATTCAAGTATTCAAAAGGCAAATGGGAGGTTTCGCTTTATCACGCTCCCGGAAAGGAACACCACGATCTATCTCAGATTGCTGTTAAATATGGCGGGGGCGGGCATCGTGGAGCTTGTGGATTTAAAGCTGATAAACTGCCATTCATGTGAAAGTTTCGTTCATAGTAAGTGCCTTTAATCGTCCGCAGGCATTACGATGCGTGCTGGCTTCGTTACAGATCCAGACCGAGCGAGAGATTGAGGTTATAGTGGCCGACAATAGTGATAACGTGTTCACGATTCAGGACCATATATGGATCGTGGATTCGATGAGGGATTCACGGTTCAGACATCAGCATACAGCCGAACGAACCTGTTACGAATCAACCAAACTCGCGTCCGTGGATTGTATGGGTGACTGGCTGTGCTTTCCAAATGACGATGGTTATTACGTTCCTGAATTCACTGCCAGGATGCTCAAGTGTGCCGAGGCTAATCCCGAGTCATCGTTTATATTCTGTGATGAAGTTTACGATCCTCGCATGTCAGGAGAGTACTGTCACCACAATACGATCCCGGTCTGTGGCGGGATTGATAAGGGAAGCTTTATCTTGAAACGAACGGTTTTTGAAGGTGTGGATTTCCCGCCTTCTCCTGATGATATGTGTCGGGATGGGTTGCTGGTGGATCTGTTGACCAGTAAGGGAATTGGGATGACTAAGGCTCCGGGCCTGATGGTGGTTCATAACTGATGAAAACTAAAAGTGAATGGGTTGATGGAAAAGGCGGGTTGTGGGAAATGACGGCATCTTACGAATCCGATCACACCGAGGAACAACTCAGACAGTTCGTAAGAGATATACAGATTGATGCGTGGAACTCGGCGATAAAACAAGCTGCAAAGATTGTTTCATCTACAATGCGTCCTGAATTTATCAACGAGACCGAGAAGGTGATTCTTGGAGTTGCGTTCCATGAGACTTAATGAAAGTTATTGACCCCGTTGTTTTTAAGGAGTAATGGCTAGTCAATGGCCGATTACGATGACGCCCGATTCTGCGACATGCTTTCATACCAGGCCGTTCTGGATGATGCTCCACGTGGAACAAATCGCGCCTTAATAGACAACTGCGCAAATGGTGCACCTCCCTACACGGATGATGAGGTGGAGACAAACCAAATTCAGGTCAATGTCAATGACCTGACCATGACCCGGGCCTTGCATGAGGCTCGTAGTCAGTTCGTTAATGGGTTTCTAAAACCTGGAAATTTCTTCCGATGCCGAACCGATTACGGCAATAAGCACAAGCGAGAGGATTACAACACTGTAGTTACCAGTTCTGTAAACAAGCCTCTTAAAAAGTCGGTTCCGTATTTTGAATCTTATCGTTCCAAGATTGGCTCGTTGGTTTGTCACGGAATCTCTCCAGCCATCCGAGAGAACGAGGACAAAGTTGTTCCTAAACCTTTGGGAATTGGTGACGTGCTCGTACCCAGTGAAACTCTGTTGGGTTTCGAGAACATGCCGAGGTTAATTCTTCGTCGGTCATTCACCGGTATTGAACTTTCAAAAATCACCCAGCAATTGAAGCGTGATCCAGGATGGAATATGCCGATGGTTGAAAGGTGCATGGATTGGCTGGATTCGGAAACTGCTGCCACGGGACGTAACTACTGGCCTCAGATTTGGGCACCGGAGAAGGTTGCTGAGAGAAGGAAAGAAAATGCCGGATGGTATCCAACAAACTCCGCTCCGGTTATTAACACCTTTGATATTTATTTTTATGATACAAGTGAAAATTCCGAGGGATGGATTAGGAGAATAATTCTGGATTCGTGGGGCACGCCAACCATGGCGGGCGGTAACTTCAATCTTTCGAGAGATGGAAAGAAAAATAAATTGGAGCCAACCAAGGCCGATGATTTCCTTTTCACCTCTGGAGACAGAAAGGTTGGAACTACATGGCAAAACATAATCTCATTTCAATTCGCAGACCTGTCCTCGGTCGCACCATTCCGGTATCATTCCGTAAGGTCACTTGGGTTCCTGTTATACTCTGTCTGCCACTTGCAAAACCGTCTCCGATGCAAATTCAACGAGGCATTATTCGAGCAATTGATGATGCAGTTTCGGGTAAAAAGCATGGACGACGTTCAACGAGCGTTAAAGCTGGATATGGTCAACAAGGGGTTCTTGGACGAAAGTATCACCCCGGTTCCCGCTGCTGAACGATGGCAACCAAGGATGGACATGATCCAACTTGGGTTGAACGAGAACAGCCAGCTAATTGCAGCCAGCAGTGGTGCATTTGCCCAACGCCGGGATTTTTCTCCAGACCGTGTGGAAAAGACACGGTTCCAAGTCATGGCCGAGGTTAATGCCGATACAGCCCTGATTAGTTCAGCCTTGCAGCAGGCGTACCAATACCAAGCTTTTGAGGATGCCGAGACATTCCGAAGGATGATCAAGCCCAACTCATCAGACCCGATTGCCCGGGCGTGTCGTGCCTCAATTATCAAACAGGGCGTCCCGGAAAAGATTCTGATTCCCGAAGCATGGAGCGTTGAGCATGAGCGGGTCATGGGTGGTGGTAATAAGACCCAGGAAATGAGCATATCTCAACAGCTTCTTGAGATGCGACCCATGTTTGACCC